GGATGGTGCTGGTGCGGAAGCAACTGTTGTTATTAATAATGATTCAAAAGTTGAAAGTGTAACTATTTCTAATGGTGGTTCTAATTATACTTTTGGTACATTAGATCTTGCTGCTGGAAATGTTCCAACTGGCACAACTTTGCCAGTATTTAATATTATTGTTCCTCCACAAGGTGGTCATGGTGCAGATGTTTATAGAGAACTTGGTGCATATAATGTTCTTCTTTATTCTAGAATTGAAAATGATACTGAAAACCCAGATTTTATTACCGGAAACCAAATTGCTAGGGTTGGTATTGTAGAAAGTCCGTTAACCAATGATTCAAATAGTATTTTAACACTTGATAAAGCAAGTGCTGTCTATGCACTTAAACTTTCCGGTATTGGTTATAGTTCTGTTGTTTTCAATGCAGATACTCAAATTACACAAACTATTGGTGTTGGATCAACTGCTTTTGGTAGAGTTATTTCATATGACCAAAATACGGGTGTGTTGAAGTATTGGCAAGATAGATATCACTGTGGTTTTAATACCAGCGGAACACAAAATTCATCACCAACTTATGGATTCAATCTGCATAGATTTACTGCAGATGTTGGAAGTGGTGGATCTCTTAATGTTCTTGGTGGAAGTGCAACCTTAGCAATTCAAACATCCTTTGGTAGCGAAAGTAATCCTGGTATCAGTACCATAATAAATAATAGGACATACTATTTGGGACAGCAATTTATTAAGGGCGTGTCACAACCAGAAGTTCAAAAGTATTCTGGAAATATTATTTACGTTGACAATAGACCATCAATTACAAGGTCAACAAACCAAAAAGAAGATATTAAAGTCATTTTGCAATTCTAAGGAATTATGTCTCAAGAAACCAACCTCAACGTAGCTCCATACTTTGATGACTACAATCAGCCTGTGATTGGTGGTAAGGATAATAATTATTATAAAGTTCTCTTTAAACCAGGTTATCCAGTACAAGCTAGAGAATTAACTACTTTACAGTCAATTCTTCAAAATCAAGTTGAACAGTTTGGCAACCACTTTTTTAAAGAAGGTGCAAAGGTAATACCTGGAAACTTAACCTATATTCAAAATTTTTATGCGGTTGAGGTTGAAAGCAACTTTTTAGGAATTCCAGTATCATTATATCTTGATAATTTAGTAGGATTACAAATTAGAGGTGAAACCTCTGGTGTTGTTGCAATTGTTAAAAAAGTTATTACTTCTGATGAGTCTGAAAGAGGAAACATCACTCTTTATGTTGACTATTATCAATCAAATCAAAACAATCTTTCCTCAAGAGATTTTGAGGATGGAGAAAACTTAATTGCAGACTCAAATATTTCTTTTGGAAATAGTTTTATTTCTGCTGGAGAAGGATTTGCTAGAACTATTGCATCAAATGCAAATTCTATTGGATCAGCATTTACTTTAGGTGCAGGAGTTTATTTTATCAGAGGTTATTTTGTTGATGTTGATGATGAAATTTTAATCTTAGATCAATATACAAATACCCCTAGTTATAGAATCGGTTTTGATATTGTAGAGGAAGTTATATCTGCAGACGTTGATAAAAATTTAAGTGATAATGCAAATGGATTCAACAATTATGCAGCACCAGGTGCTGATAGATTAAAAATATCTGCAATTTTATCAAAAAAACCATTGGATAATTATGATTATCCAAGTTTTATTGAGTTAGCAAATGTAAAGGATGGTGTACTCAGAAAAATTAATAAAAATACTGAGTATAATCTTTTAGCAGATGAACTTGCTAGAAGAACTTTTGATGAGTCTGGTAATTATTACATAAAATCCTTTAGCACTTTTTGTAAGGAAAGTTTGAATGATGGAAAGGGTAATAATGGTATTTACTTAGAAAATCAAAAAACTTCTTCTGGGGTTTCTCCTTCAGAAGATTCAATGGTCTATAAGATTAGTCCAGGAAAAGCATATGTAAAGGGATATGAAGTAGAAACTATTTCTCCCATTCTTCTGGATGCACCAAAACCAAGGACAACTAACTTAATTCGGAATCAGGCAGTTAACTTCAGTTTTGGTGCTTCTTTAACTTTAAATAGATCTTCAGGTGCTCCATCTATTGGTATTAATACCTCATCAATTATCAGCCTTAGAAATTCTAGAGTAGGATTAAGTTCATATTCACCAGCAGGCAGAGAAATTGGTGTAGCAAGAGTATATGATTTTGCACTTGAATCTGGATCATATGAATTAGAAAATCAAAATATCAATAGATGGGACATCTCTTTATTTGATGTTCAAACTTATGGTGACTTAAGTATTAATGAAGCAGTTACTTTAAATACCCCAACTTATGTTAGAGGTGATTCTAGCGGGGCAACAGCATTCCTTAAGCACTCTGTTACTGCTGGAGTTGCATTAACTGTCTATCAAATTTCTGGCAATTTTATAAATGGTGAAAAATTAATCTTTGATAGCACAAACGATACAAGAGTTAGTATTGGATTTACTAACTACGGTCTTTCTGATGTCAAATCTCTTTATGCAAATGTTGGAGCATCAAAGACTTTCTCTGCAGATACTATTCAATCTGTTTCAGGTTTAATTGGAAACGGAAATGCATCAATTTCTGAATTTTCTGCAGGTGTTTCTACAATCACCAGCCCAACTGTTGCCTTTCCTGGAATCGTAACAACTGGCAATTTGGTCCAATATACAAGACCCGGATTCACTGTTAAGTCTTTTGCAAAAGTTGATCAGGTATTAACAAATTCTATTATTGTTAGTGGAATTACTACTGTAGCGGGTGTTTGTGATGGTGGATTACCATCTGCTGTTTCTACTGAAGTAAATGACCTTTCGGTTCTTTATACAAAACTTCAAACAACACAAAATAATAATAGATTATTTGCACCACTACCTAAAGTAAACATTGAATCTGTTGATCTTACAAATTCTGCTTTAGTTGTTAGAAGAGAGTTTGATGTAACTATTACTGACAATTCTACAAATACAGTAATAGCAGGAACAAATCAAGTATTTCTTCCCTTTGATGAAGAAAGATATATCTTATCAAGATCTGATGGAACTTTAGAAATTCTTACAGAAGACAAGTTCCAATTTACAAATGGTTCTACAGAACTTGTAATTAATGGTTTGGGATCCAACGATTCTGGTGCCAAATTAGTTGCTACTTTAAGAAAAGAATCAGTAACTTCAAAAGTAAAAAGAAAGATACCAGTAGAGTCTTTAATTGTCAGCAAGTCTAAGTATGATTATTCTGGCACAGGAACAACTACAAAAAATGATGGATTAGTATATGGGTCATATCCTTTTGGAACTCGTGTTCAAGATGAAAAAATTAGTTTGAATGTTCCAGATGTTATCAAGATTCATGGAATTTACGAATCTAGTGATACATCAGATCCTGTTCTTCCAAGTTTAATTGTTGGATCTTTAGATGGACCAACAGCAAAAACCGATGATTTGATTATTGGAGAAGAGTTTGTTGGTACTATTAGTGGTGCAAGAGCAATTTATTGTGAAAGACTGAATAGTAGCAAAGTATCATTTATCTATTTGAACAAAAATGTTTTTCAAGATGGGGAAATTGTTAATTTCTTAGAATCAAATGTTAATGGTATTGCTCTTACTCTAAACCAAGGAAGTAAAAATATTACCGATAGCTTTACTTTCTATAATGGTCAAACATTAAGTCATTATGATTATAGTTATATCTTAAGAAAACAAAATATTAAAGAACCTACAAGAAAGATAAAAGTTGTTTATGCTCGTGGATATTATGATACTTCCGAAACTGGTGATGTAACAACTGCAAGTTCTTATAATCTTTTTGATTATGGAAAAGAAATTCAAACTGTTAATCAGTTTAGAAATACTGATATTCTAGATGCCAGACCTAGAGTTAGTAACTTCACTGTTTCTTCTGGTTCCAAATCACCATTTGAGTTTGATGGAAGAACTTTCACTAGTGGAAATCATAGCACAAATTATGTTTTAGCTTCTGATGAATCCGAAACTTTATCATTCACATATTATCTTCCTAGAATTGACCGAATTTATTTGACCAAAGAGGGTATCTTCCAATTAAAAATTGGAGAACCATCGGATAATCCAAAACTTCCTGAAGAAGTTTCAAATGGTTTAAATATTGCAAATATTGCATTACCACCATATCTCTATGATGTTAAAGATGTCGAAATAACATTTGTTGACCACAAGAGATATCAGATGAGTGATATCTTTAGACTTGAGAACAGGATTAAGAATCTTGAATATTATACAAGTTTGTCTCTTCTTGAAAATAATACTGCTAACCTGTTTATTTCAGACTCGGTAGGTCTCAATAGATTTAAATCCGGATTCCTGATTGATAATTTTTCATCAGTTGGAGTTCAAGATAATACTGTTGGTGTAAAGAATAGTTTAGATCTTCAAAATGGACATTTAAGACCATCACACTATACAACTTCACTGAATCTTGAGTTGGGTTCTGATGCAATTGCTGGAATTGGATCAACTACAAATGCTACCCAGGATAAAAATTATCTGAGTAATATACTTGGAACTAACATTAAAAAAACTGGCAGCGTTTTAAGTTTGAATTATGATGATGTTCTTTGGGTAGAGCAGCCATTTGCAACAAGAGTTGAAAATGTAACCCCATATCTTGTAAAAACTTGGGAAGGATCTATTGAACTTGAACCAACTGTTGATGTTTGGATTGATGTAAATCGTCTTGAATTAAGAGACGTTAGAATGGAGGGATCTTTCCGTGGTGTTGCTGAAGCACTCAGAGCAGAAATAACCGATCAGGCTGATGGATCTAGACTTGGTGTAAGTCCTATTATCTGGAATTCTTGGGAAACTAATAACATTAGACAAGATCTTGGACTTACTTTAAGTGCAAGTATGTCTTCATCCTCAAGTACAACTGATCTTGGTGGTGGTAGACAAGATGTTTCTACAACAACCAGTGTTAATATTGGTGGTAGTGTAAGTCTTACTACAAACTTAGATCAAAGAAGAACTGGTGTTCAGCATACAGTAAGAGAGCAGATTGATACAGAATCTCTTGGTGATAGAATTGTAAGTCGCAATATTATTCAGTTCATGCGTTCCAGAAATATTCAATTTACTGGAAGACGCTTAAAGCCAAATACACAAGTATATGGATTCTTTGATAATATTGATGTTAATAGTTTCTGCACACCAAAACTTCTTGAGGTTGCAATGACTTCGGGAACGTTCCAAGTTGGTGAAAATATTATTGGAACAATGACAACTGCAAACATAGTTGATGGATTTGACACAAGCACACTTCCATACATTTCTTTCCGTCTTGCAGTTTCAAATCATAAGTATGGTCCATATGATAGTCCAACAGATTTCTATGTACAAAACCCATACGATAGACAAAATAATGTCCCAGAAAATTATTCATCAACAAGCACACTGTTGAATATTGATACATTTAGTTTGTCAAATGAAAGACAACCAGAATTTTGGGGTTGGGCTAGAACTGGAATGATCCTTAGAGGTCAAAGTAGTGGTGCTGTTGCTACAGTTTCCAATCTCAGAATGGTGACTGATAATATTGGAACTGTAATTGGAACTTATTTGGTTCCAGATGGAAATATTCCAGGAAACCCAATATTTGAAACCGGAAGAAGTGTATTTAGATTAACAAATAGTTCTACAAATAGTAGAATTGGTGGAGTAGTAACAACTTCTGCTGAAGAAATTTTCTATTCGCAAGGTGATATTGATAATACCCAAGAAGTTACACTTTCACTTAGAAATGCAAGAGTAGAACATCAAGATTTTGAACAGACAAGAACTTTAACAGCATCTTCTGTTGCTACCGCAAATGCAGGTGCAACAACATCATCCTCAACTCAAATTCAATCTCAGGTAATTAATAATATTACCAATGTAACCAATGTAACACGAAATATTACACAAAATATAGTACAACAGCAAAGACTTGACCCTCTTGCACAATCATTCTATGTCGATGATGCTACTGGAATTTTTGTAACAAAACTGAATGTATACTTTAGAACAAAAGATTCATCATTACCTGTATACTGTCAGTTAAGGGAAATTAAAGTTGGTCTACCTACCTTAAAAATTCTTCCCTTCTCCGAAGTTGAACTTACACCAGACCAAGTTAATGTATCAGAAGATGCATCAGTACCAACAACTATTGAATTTGATTCTCCGATTTACCTGAATGGACAAACCGAATATGCAATTGTATTGCTTTCAGATTCTACAGAATATACTGTTTGGATTTCTCGTCTTGGTGAAGCAGATGTAACATCCGCCGCAACCGAAGCTGGTCAAATTCTTGTTTCATCACAACCAATTCTTGGTTCACTTTTCAAATCACAAAACGCTTCTAGTTGGGATGCAAGTCAGTATGAAGATCTTAAATTCCAACTTTATCGTGCTAGCTTTGTTCCTAGTGGATCTGTACAATTCTTCAATCCAACTTTACCAACCAATGGTGTAGATGTGTTGAGAAATGATCCATTTGATATTGATTCAAAAACCATCAGAATTGGAATCGGG